AGGTGCCGGAGGCATAGCAGATTTATTTGGTTTTTGGCCAGCCTCGCCAGATAAAAAAACTTCTTTTAGTAAAATGTTACGAAGCGGGGAGCGGTACCCCTCTCTTTATAAAAATTTGCTAGAGGGCGAATATCTTGATGGCGGTTTACAGCTATTGGGGGGAATTCCTTTGGTGGGTTTTGCAGCAAAGTTACCAAAAATTTTCAGAGGAACAAAGTCTACTATTGGAAGCGGTGCTCCTAAAGAGGGCATTGAACAGATTTTTCGTCGCAAACACTCTAGTCCCCATAGCTTTGAAGAATTTAAACTTGATCCAACAACAATAAAAACCGGGGAAGGTGCAAATGTTCAAGGTCAAGGTGTTTTTCTGTCCGATCCAAAGGCAGCAGAGGTAGACGAATATTATCGCCAGATGGCGACAATGAAAGCCGAGCGACAACCGCCCCCAGAGGGTTCAATGGCAGCAGATTTGGAAGATCAGTTTGGTTTTGGTGACATGCGGCCAAACGATCCTCAATTTAGGCAGGGGCCTGATGCTCCACAAGAAAATTTTTCTGCCTTTGTTGATGAAATGATAGGTGAGGGTGAGATTGGTTCCAATGTGGTAGATACTACACGCCAATTTGGTCGAGAAAACCGAACAAGATTGGAGTTTGAAGATGGATCAGCTTACGTCATCAAGTACAACGAGGAGGGTAATGCCGCACGTATGATCCCTATGGGAAAGGCAAAGGCTTACGGATATGATGTCGATGTTGAAGTAGATCCTAATTTATTGGCAGATTATGATGCTACCCTGATAAACCAGTCCCAAAACGTAAAAAATGCTATTATCGACGTTGTCGATGGAAGTTTAGACAGCTTGCCAAAAGAACGGCTAGTTAACGTTGGTTTAAGCATTTTGAAAAAACAAGATGTAGCGGAAGAGTTTGGCGTCCCAAGCCCAGCAAATGAAAAATTAAAAAATTCTTTGGTAGATATGCCAATAGAAAATTTACGAAGAGGTCTGACAGAAGCTTTACTTGCTCAAGACAGAAGCTTTGAAGCTTTGAGCCAAGCCTTTGATCTAGGATTTGGGGTAGAAAATATTTTGTCTATTGAGTTGGCGAAGAAAGGCATAAAAGGTGCCCAGTACAATGATCGCCTTTCAAGAACCGCGAAGACTGGAAAAACTAAAAACATGGTGGTTTATGATCCAGCGATTATTTCTATTGCTAGAAAATATAAATTGGCAATTCCTTTGGCGGCGGCGGTTGGGGCAGCGACACTTACACCTGAACAAGCTATGGCTCAACAACAAGCAGATACAGTTTCTGAAAAAGGAATAGGGACACTTGATATGGACAAGCCCGTGAGAAAAAGTTCAGAAAAGAACATTAGAAACAACGCGGCTTTGAGCAAACAAATGAGAGAGGCGGGGTTGCCAGTTAACTCTACTGCTGATGCCGCTGACATAGAACCTGAAATCCAAGAGCAGATTGATATAATACTGGATCGCACAGACCCGGAGAGGTGATGTATGGCAGAGGAACAAAGAGGCCGTGGCTCGTTGATGGACAACAACGTACCGTCACAACTGGATGAAGCAGATTTAGAGGCAGAACTTGAGATAGAGATTCCCGATTCCCAAGCTCCTTTGGTTAATCTGTCGGATATTGAGGGTGAGCCTTCTATTGAAATTATTTTAGAAGCCGATGGCGGAGCTACGGTAGATTTTGATCCAACCGATGATCGCGGCACCAACGAAGATTTTTACGCCAACTTAGCCGAAGAAATACCAGATCGTGATCTGGGGGCCATTGCCAGCAATCTCCTTGAGCAGTTTGATGCCAACAAAGCGGGGCGTCACGACTGGGAAGATGCGTATGCAAACGGCTTGGAACTGCTTGGTTTTAACTACGAAGAGCGAGAACAACCCTTTCGAGGCTCCAGCGGTGTGACCCACCCCTTGTTAGCGGAGGCTGCAACGCAGTTTCAGGCGCAAGCTTTCAATGAATTATTGCCTTCCCGTGGCCCTGTAAAAACAGAAGTCTTGGGCGAAGAAACGCTGGAGAAGAAGGATCAGGCCCGGCGAGTTCAGCAGTTTATGAACTACTACATAACGTCTGTCATGGAGGATTACACCCCCGACATGGACCAGATGTTGTTCTATCTGCCGCTTGCAGGGAGCACTTTTAAGAAAATTTACTATGATGAGGCGATGGGCCGTTGTGTCAGTAGGTTTGTACCTGCGGAAAACCTTGTTGTTCCCTATGAAACGTCGGATTTAGACACTTGCGAGAACATTACGCAGGTTGTTCGCATGTCTTTGAACGATCTGAAGAAGAAACAACTTGGGGGACAGTACCGAGATATTGAGGTTTTACCCGGCCAAGGGTCCATTGACGAGGTTCGCAAAGAAATTGACTATGTTGATGGGGTTGAACCCAGCAATTATGACTACGATTGCACGGTTTTAGAGGTTCACGCCAATTTAGACCTTGAAGGATACGAAGATGTGGACGAAGAAGGTGAACCTACGGGGATAAAAGTCCCGTATATTGTCACCATATCGGAAGATAACGGCCAAATACTGTCGATTCGTAGAAATTACGGCGAAGATGACGAATTAAAGAAAAAAGTCCAATATTTTGTTCATTATAAGTTCCTTCCGGGCTTCGGATTCTACGGGTTAGGGCTAATTCACACCATTGGTGGCCTTTCCCGCACGGCAACGTCTGCTTTACGGCAACTTATTGATGCTGGGACGCTTAGTAACCTTCCCGCAGGGTTCAAGGCCCGTGGCCTACGGATCAGGGACAATGATGAGCCTCTCCAGCCCGGTGAATTCAGGGATGTAGACGCTCCCGGCGGGGCCATTCGGGATAGTTTGATGCCGTTACCCTTTAAGGGACCCGATCCCACGCTGTTTCAGCTATTAGGGTTTGTTGTTCAGGCGGGTCAACGGTTTGCGACCATTACTGACATGAAAATTGGTGATACTGATCCATCGGCGGCGGTTGGCACGACGATGGCGATGATTGAGCAAGGCTCACGAGTGATGAGTGCAGTCCATAAACGCTTGCATTACGCCATGCGGATTGAATTTAGGATTCTTGCGCGGGTAATGGGTGAGAGTCTTCCTCCAGAGTACCCGTATGCTGTAGCGGGCGCGGATCGTAGCGTAATGGCAGACGATTTTGATGATCGCATTGATGTCATCCCGATCAGTAATCCTAATACTTTCAGTCAGGCACAGCGTATTGCTTTAGCACAAAGTAAGTTAGAACTTGCGACGGCAGCACCCGATTTGCATAACCTGCACGAAGTATATCGTGATATGTACGAGGCGTTGGGCGTGACGGATATTGATCGGATTATGAAAGCACTTCCCGACCCACGGCCCACGGACCCTGCCCAAGAGAACATAGACTCCATGAATATGCTGGAGTTGCAAGCTTTTGAGGGTCAGGATCACCAAGCGCACATCACGGCGCATTTAATTTTTGGTGGTACACCAATGGTTGCTTCTTTACCGCCAATCGCCGTACAACTACAAAAACACGTACTGCAACATGTTAAGCTGGCGGCTCGTGAACGGGCGTCGGTGGCTTATATGCAGAAAGTGACGGAGCGCGAAGGTGAGCCTCTATCGCCAGAAGAGATGCTTCAGGTAGAGGCATTGACGGCACAGTTTGTTGCAGAAGGGATGCAGCAACTTCAGCAGCTTTCTCAGCAGCTTTCAGGCGCGGGTCAGGAAGGACCAGATCCTCTGGTAGCACTGAAAGAGCAGGAATTGCAGCTACGAGCGCAGCGTGATCAAGCGGATGCTCAGATTGATCAAACCAAAGTAGAGCTTAATGCAGAGACTATTGCTATGCGGGACAGACAGTTTAACCAGCGTTTGGATTCGCAAGAATCGCAAACTGCGGCTAGAATAGCAGCAGCAAGAGAACGTGAAATTTTAAAACAACAGGGGCGTTAAAATGGCTAGAACAGTAAAGATAGTGACAAACACTCCCACCAAGTCACCTGCGGCTGTTCCGTATGCCGATATTAAGGGTCAAGGTAGGATTCCTTACGGCACTGCAAAAGATGTTGCGGTTCCGGAAAAAATGAAAAAAATGACGGCCAGAGGTATGGGCGCTGCTGTGAAAGGTGGCGGGTACATGGGTTACTCTTAGGGGTTTACTATGGGATTTTTCACAAGGGATCAAATTCGGGGCAACCAGCCAGAAGCTCCTTCACAGGCACAGGTTCAAGCGTCCATAGCGGCTGATATAGCGGAAGGGCGGCAACAAGCCGCTCAGTATGGTATGCCACAGCGTTATATAGACAAGATTTTTTCAAACGTTGATTCTAGAATGCCTGAAGGCGCTGATACGGTTACTCTACAAAGAACCCCGGATAGACCTGCCAGCCCTCCAATGCCCCCATCTTCCCCTCTTCAAGGCCCTATAATGCAGCAGCTTGATATGTTGCAAGGCATAGGTTCTTTGCCTGATCCAGAAGGTTACGCAGGGGTCCGTTCTATGGCGGAGGGTGGCCTTATGTTTGATCCAGAAAATTACACAACCACTAGTCCTATGGCGGGGGACCCGTTTCAGGGCGTTCGCACTAAAATAATTTCTGGACCTTTTGGTGATATAGAAGTACCGGTCACTGTTGAAGGGGCCACTTATGATAGCTCCGGTTCTATGTTCGACTCTCAAGGAAACGTATTGGGAACAATGCCCATACAGCCGGAAACGTTCGTACCAGTAGAAGATCCGTATGGCTATGGCTCCCCTCTTGGTGGTGCATATATCCCTTCTATTAATGATCCGGTTGGCACTACCAATACCACCGATAACGGCACCACCGATAACGGCACCACCGATAACGGCACCACCGATAACG